CCCAGAGCCGCCGCAATCGCGAAATACTTCTCGGCGTCAGACGGCCCCACGCGCTGCGTGCGAAGGCGCTGTTGAGCCGCTTGTAACAGCCCCAAGTTCGCGCTGATCTGCTTCTCAACGGCACCCTGTGCCTTGCTGAAGGCAGCCCGCGCGTCGGCCGACGACAGACCGGGCGTCATCAGAGCATTGATGCCCTCGCCGGTCACGGCCGAACCGAGGCCGCCGATATCTTCGTCTTCGTCCATCAGGGGCCCCCAAACAGATTTTCAAAACCCTTGATCGTCGCGAACGTCGATCCGAGCGAGGCCAGCAGAGACGGGCTCATCGCGCCCGGCACTTCCATGCCGACCTTGGTCGCGCCCTTCGGCACCGCCGGGCCAACGCCCTGCAGCGCGCCGATCATGCCCTTGACCTGCTCCTGCGGGAAGCCCTGCTGCTGCAGGAAGTCCTGATAGGCGAGGTCAAGGTTGCGCTGCGTCTGGCCCTGCTGGAGGCCGCCCATCTTCTGCAGCGCCTCCACGCCCGTCAGGCCGAGCTGCTGCGCCTGCTGCGCCAGTCCGCCCTGCCGCTCCTGCTCCCGCTGGGCAGCGCCCAGCGACTGCGCGTAGCCGCGCTCCAGCGCCTGCGCCTGCTGCGCCGAGATGCCCTCGGTGGCGTCGCGGATGGCGCGGCCCGTCAGCTCCGCCTGCCGCGTGCCGCCGAACTGACCGGCGCGGATCATCTCGCCCTCGATGCCGGGCAGGATCTGCTCCTTGAGGGCGCGCGTGCCCATCTCGCCGATGCGGCTGACGACCTGCTCGGTGTACGGGTTCATGAACTGCTGCGTGACATCGGCGGCGCTGCGTCCGGCCTGCGCCATGTACGGCTCGTAGGCCTGCGCCGCCTGCGGCGTCTGCTCGAAGGCCTTCTGCTGCAGCGCCGTGAAGTCGGCGATGCGCGGCCCTTGGTACAGCGGGAAGGCGCGGTTGGCGAGTGCCTGCTGATTGGACAGGATGTCCATCGCGTAGTTCGTGTACCAGTCAGGCAGCACAGACTGCTCCGTCGAGGAGACGGGCACGGCCTGCGGTGCCTTGCCTTCAGTCAGGAAGTCCAGAAAACCCATTAAACCAATCCCCCTGAGAGGTAACGCTCGGGCCGCTTAGCATTAACACTAAACTTGCCCTTGGCCAAGTTGCGGCCCTTGTGTTTGCGAATTTTGGCGCGGAACTCGTCGAGGCGCTGGGCTCCGGCCTTGCCAGATCCATCGCCGAGCAGCGCCACGGTCTCGGCGTCGATGACATATTCGCCGTCGCTGAGCAATGCCGGGATCTCGTCGCTGCGGCCGGTGCCCTCTCCGTTCACCGCGAAGCTCTCACGGCTCTGGCCCTTGCCGCCCATGCGGCCGCCCTTAGCGCGCCGCGTCGCGCCCAGACCCTCGAAGATCATGGCGAGTTCCTGCTGCCCCTCGGGCGTGCCGAGAAACGCAACTAGTTCGGCGTCAGACGCGCCCGGCACGGCGGCGCGCAGCTTTTCGAAGCCGGCGCGCAGAACCGAGTCCGTCGCGCCAGTCGGGGCTGCGGCGGCACCGGGGAGCGCCTGCGGCATGACGGTGCCGACGCCCACGCGCGGTGCGGCGGGCGCAGCGGCGGTTGCGGCGAAGGCGTCGCGCTCGGCCTGCGTCTCGGGGACGTAGTTGAAGAACGAGCGCGCCGGGCCGTAGCCGTAGCGCGCGTAGTCGATGGCCGGGCGGCCGGCCTCGCCGGGCGGGCGCTGCCCGAGAGCCTGCGGCGTGAACTGGCCGCGCGGCGTGGGCAGTTGCGCGCGGAAGGTCGGGGCGAGCGCGTCGAGGCCAGTCGCGCCGCCGGCACCGGTGCCGCCACCCCCGCCACCGCCGCCCAGAAGGTTACCCAGCGCGTCGAGGATGGCGAGGCCGCCCGTGATCTTGCCGAAGGTGCTCATGCCCTTCTTGTTGCTCTTCTCAGCCTGCTCTTGCTCGAGGGACTTGCCCTGTTGACTGAGTATATCAGACACTGCGGACGCAGACGCTACGGGCGCGAGTAGGTCAACGGGCAAACCCGCGTCTATCCGTTGCTGCTCCTTGCGCTTGGCCTCGGCCAACGCTTCCGGCTCAGGGGTACCTTCTGTAGCCGATGTTGCTGCCGCAGCGGGCGCAGCGGCTGCTTCATCTTCAAACCGTTTAATGCGATCCGCCTCGGCCAACGCTTCCGGCTCAGGGGTAGTTGCTGTCGTAGCAGGAAGCGCACCAGTGACGGTAGCAGCGACAGCAGCGGGGAGCCCGCCTCCGATGTTAGCGTCGTCCATAAACTTACCCGTGATGAGGGCTTCCTGCTCCTCACTCATGGGTTGATTGCCCAGCACCTCTGCCGCACCAACGATGTTTCGAATAGTGTCGGCGGCCGAAGGCGGCACGGTCGTCGAGACTGGTCGGGGGGCGTTAGAAGTCAGCACCGGATCATCACCGGGCTGGTAATCGCTTTGCTGCGAGGTTTCCGCGTTGCTCACGTCGGGAGATTGAAACTGCGGGATGCTGCTTGGGTCGAATACAGCGGGGGCGAGACTGGTCAAACCGCCGGTGATCGCGGAAGCCAGCGCAGGGCTAACGGCGTTGCGCGCGCCTTGAACAAGAATTTCGCCCGCCACAGGTGCGAGCGCTGCGCTGCTGAGACCAGAGAACGCGGCAGCCGGAATAGCTGAAGCGCTCGCACCACCAAGTGCGCCGGCTGGAATAAGCGACATGGGAGCACCAGAAAGCGCTCCGGCCGGAATAGCTGAAGAAGTGGCCCCAGAGGATGTTCCTGATAATAGACCACTGAGACCTTCTTCAAGGCCAGTGCCTTTGAACACGCCTCTCGTAGCACCCGCAATCGCTGCGGCTTTTGCTGCGTCTTCTGGTGTGTATCCTGTCATTAATTTGGAGGCACCTGACGCGGCGGCAGAGGCCGCTAATGCAGGTAGAAAACTGGCTCCTGCAGTAGCAATACCTGCTACAATTGGTAATCCGTAATTTACAATAGCCCCCATAAGTCCTTTAGTACGCGGATCTGTCTCACCGAAAAGTTGCGTGCCGGGTTTGTAGTTCCCTTGCTGATCGGCCTGATACAACTGGAAACCGTAGGGCATATTCCCCTGCGCGGCGGCGAGCTTCTGTAGTTCCTCAACCGAAGAGGCGCGGCCCACGACATTCTCGCCGGAGGCATCGGTCAGCACATACTGCTGGCCGGGCTGAAAAACGACTGGCGCGTTCATTCGCCCCGGATCAAAGCGAACGACCTGCCCCGTGGTGCCTGCCGGGTTCGCGGGATCAAAAGCCGGAGCGAAATCAGTTACGCCGAGTACGCCGCCACTGCCAAGCGGGCCACCGCCGCCAGTATAGGTTGAGGCGACCTCAACGCCCTTCGCGGCCTGATCGGCAACATACTTGTCGAAGGCGGCGTTGCGGTTGGGGTCAGACGCCGCCTCTATCTTCTGCTTCATCAGGGCGGCGGATGCTTGCAATTCGGCGAGGAACTCAGGCGTTAACGCCGGGGGGCTATAGGGCGCTGGCTCCGCCGCAGCGCTCAGACCGCCAGTGGGCTCCGGTGCGGAAGCGAAATTAGCAGATACTTGCGTCGTCGGCATGGGCTCTGAATACGAGGGTGCCGGCTGCGGCGCAACGGGCTCTTGGTACTGAGGCACGAAGGGCTGCGGCTCCGGCTCACGGTACTGAGGCACGAAAGGCTCAGGTGCGTAGTACACAGGCTCTTGATATTGGGGCACAAAAGGCGCTGGCTGCGGCGCGTAGTACTGCTCGGGCGCGTAGTACTGCTCTGGGGCGAAGTACTGCGGCTCTTGATACTGAGGTTCTGGGGCAAAGTACGAGGGGGCAAAGTACGAGGGGGCGGTGTACGACGGCGCAGCATACTGCGGCAGGTACGACAGACCGCCTCTAACGGCGTAGTCGTCGCCGAAAAAATCGTTTTCGTACTCCATCAGCCCTGTCCCTCAAGCAACGGGTAGACCCGCATCGCCCACTCGCGCCAGTCATCGAATTGATATGGGTCTGGCACGACGCGTGTTGAAAACGGTGACGCCTTCAAAAAGCCCGTGGCCCAATCTTGCCAGTCGTTCTCGTCGTCAAGCCGACCAAACGCCCACGCATCGCCAACCGACAGTATAACGCTATCGGCCCAATCAATCAAACCCATGCCGCGCGGATCGATCACCCGATCACCGTGCCGTCGCCGGGCTGGATGTGAGCCAGCACCAAGCCCATTTGATAGTCGCCGCCGATCGCGTTGCTCTCGAAGCGGAAGCGCAGCTCGCGGCGCTGCGTCTTGAAGTACACGACCTGATCCTGCGGCGTCGGCGGCGTCTCGTAGATGGTGTGCGGCTCCGTTGACACCTCGGGCGCTCGCGCGTTGGCGCGGCCAGTCACCTGCATGGTCATGTCGCCGCTCTGCACGAAGTCGGGCTCGATCATCAGCACCTGCAGCGCCTTGTTCTCTTGGCTCGTCACCGGCAGTGACATGTCGGCCGTCTCAAAGTAGCTCATCACGGGCTGGATGTTCAGGCCGTCGATGTCGTCTACGCCCACCTCATGCACCCACAGGCGGTACTGATCGACGCCGCTGTCCTCGGTGACGCGCACGTTGTCGTCTGTCTCAGTGATGCGCGTGTCGCTGGCCTCAGTGACGCGCGTCTGGTCAGGCGCAACGCTGGGCACAACGCCCGACATGATCGGCTTAGGGAAGACAGTGGGCGACACGGCCGCGCTGCGCCCGCCGTTGGGCAGCTCGCAGTCGTACCACGTGTTCTCGCGCACATTGTAGATGACGGCGTGGGACGGCTCGACTGCCTCGCCGCGCGGGTAGCACCACCAGATTTCGCCGTAACGCGGCACCTTCATCGCGAACACCTTCTGGCGCTGAGACTGGTTGAGGCCGTCAAAGAAGTAGTTCAGGTTGAGGTTGTTCGGCACCTCGCGCACGACGCCGTTGAACATCAGGAAGCGGTCAGTGCCCACCCAATAGAAGATGCCGTCATACTCGATGACGGTGTTCGCGCCGAGGATCGAGGTTTGCGTGCTGATCGTGTCGAACTGGAACACGGGCGCGCCGCCCACGAACGAGGCGCGCACCAGCGCATCGGCCGACCAGAACAGGCCGGAGGGTGAGTTGCCCGGCCCGCCACGCAGGGCGACGCCGCGCACGATCTTCTGCGAGGCGATGTTCGCCGCGCCAGAGCCGAGGCTGGTGTAGTCCGTGGGGTCGCCCGCCACCGAGAACGCCACGTAACCGTCGTTGCCGAAGATGAACGTGTAGGGGTGAAAGACGGCGACGCCACCGGTGGCGCTGTAGCCGGCCGGCAAGTTGGTGATCGGCTGCAGCGGCGCAGTGCCGAACAGATCGCCGAAGAAAAGCTGGCCGCCGTCCGCATTGCAGATGCACTCGAGGTTCGGCGCGACCTGCGCGACAAGCTGCAGACCGCCGAGGCCCGGCGCGGCGATGGCGTCGAACTGCCACATGTTGCGCGGGTCAGCCGCAATCGTTGACGGCGTGCGGTTGGTGATGATCGACGTGTTGAAGTTGTTGTCGATGTAGAAGCGCTCAAGCAGGTTGGCCGAGCCACTGTGCACGTAGGTCAGGCTGTTCTGCGTGAACTCGTGCATCGCGCGGCTGACCTCGCGCAGGTACTTGCTGATCGACCGGTAGCCGCCGATCTTACGCGGCAGGCCGCGCTGAAAGCGCACCCACTGTCCATCGACGTAGTTATCGCCCTCGAACTTCGTGCCGTCGCGCTTGATGCCCGGCTGCGAACGTATCTGGACGACGGGCACTTAGAAGCTGCCACCGTTGACGGTGCCCGCCGGGGCCACGCCCAGCGTCGTCCACGCGTCGTTGGTCGTGAGTGCCGTGAACAGGCCGATGCCTACCGACGTGCCGCCCAGATTGACCAGCGCGCCGCCCGCCGTGGTGGAGCCGGTGCCGCCGTCGATAACAGCAACCGGCACGGCGATGCCGCCCGTCTCGGCGTCAACAACGTCGTTGCCGTTGCAGTACAGGATGGCGCGGCTACCGCGAGCGACCAACACGCCCGGCGTCTGGGTGTTCGTCCTGACGCGCAGGGTGAAAGAGCCGCCCGTCGTGCTGTTCGTCACCCAGTATTGCTGGGTCGTCTTCGGCACAATGATGTCGATGTTGCCGACAATCGCGCCCGTGAACTCGTAGGCGATGCGGTTCAGTTCCGCGCCCGACAGCGTGTAGTTGCCGCTCAGGCCGGCGAGGTTGATGGACGTGTAGTCGAAGGCGAACACCGCGCTCTGGCCGAGGCCCAGTGTGTACCAACTGGTGCCGTCCGTCACCGCCGTGGCGCTGTCGCCGGGCGTGAGTGTCAGGGACGCCGCGCCGTTGATCGTCTCAGCGCCCTGCGGGTCGATGACAAGGTTGCCCGCGCCGCCGTTGCGGACGGCGATGAACCAGTCACCGCCAACCGAGGGCGCAGTCGGCAGCGTCAGCGTGCCGAGGCCACCCGTCCAGACGAGCATCTTTGCGCGATCGGAGCCGCCAGCCGTGAAGTTGCTGTTGAAGAGCGTGACGGGCGTGGACTGCGACAGCGTCGAGCCGGTCGCCGTCAGGCCGAAGCCGGCCAGCGCCGAGGCCTGCGCCTGCGCCGTGGACGCGCCGTAGCGGAACGTGCGCCACGTGCCGGCGGCGGTGGTGTTGTCGGTCAGGTAGATTTGCCACTGCTCGCCCTGCCCAATGGACAGGAGCGTGCCGCCCACGCTGTTCTTGACCGTGATGGTGGACGGGCCGAGGTTGTTGAAGAGGATGGTCTGGCCGCTGCCCGTCTCGTTGGCCGGCGGCAGGCTGATCGCGTACGCGCCGGTGGGCGTCACATCGATGATGCGCGCCGCCGGCCGCAGGAGCGTGTTGCTCTCCAGCGGCCAGTCCAGCGCCGTGTCGGCCGTCAGCGCAAGCGCCAGATACGACACATCCGAGGGATAGATGGTCGTGCCACCAAAAATCTGTGTATAGGTGTTAGTCATGCGGCCGACCTTTCCGCGCGTTGTTTAGCATATCTGGCGCGCCGTTGCTCCGAGGATTTTTTGCGGGCCTCCTCAGTCCACTGCCTAGCCGCTCGTTCTCTGGCCGCTTGCCGGGCTTCGGGCGTCCACTGTGCGAGTGCTCTTTCACGCTCGCGGGCGCGATCTTCAGCAGTCCAGACGCGCGGGCCCTTGAGGCGTATCGGTCTGCACATGGTTACGCGGTCATATTTGCGCTCGGCGGGCGACGCCCGCATTCCTGCTGTGATCTGCGCTTCAATAGTTTTGCGAAATGACGCAGCGCGTTTGGCTGCATGCTCCGCGCTTTGTTTGCGCCCCCTTCGCGCAGCACTGAGTTTGGCTCGGGTCTCGTCAGACGCTTTTTGTCCCTTGCGACGTTGGTTTGCAGCAAGCTGTTTCGGGCTACATACTCCGCGTTTTTTGGCACCAGCGGCAGCACGCTGCTCTTCAGTGAGCGGAACGCCGTCACCACCCGTCGTCATGTTATAGCCGGCGGGCAGCAAGCAACCCGTTTCTGCGATAAGCCGCACCTCTTGCTCGCACGCCGAAGCGTGGTCAGCACACACCAAAAGTACTTCGACCGAAAAGGCTTCAGGCCCGTACTTGCGGATGGCGTTGTACAAGGCCGTTTTGCGCTTCCACTTTGCGTTCAGCAAGTGGGTCTGGAAGCGCTCTTCGGCCGTTTTTGACGTGTACCCGATATACGCTTTGCCGTTCGCCGAGCAGGCTATTTTGTACAGCGTGTACATTATGCCTCTTTCCGAACCGCCGAACGGTCAAGGATTTTGGCGAGGTCTTCGCCGTTAAGCATCGCGGCCGCGCGATCATACATGTTCTGCCAGACGGGGATGCGCTCGTCGTTCTTCAGGAACGGCGTGGCCTCAAGCAGCGTGCCGTATAGCAAGAGCTGCGGCGCGTACTCACTCAGCCAGTTGGTCTGCACGGCGTCGTCCAGCAGCGGCGGCAGCTCGTAGTACAGCACCTCGAATGGGTAGGCCGCGTCGGGCGTCGGCGAGATCAGCCAGTGGCTGTAGTCGTAGTCGCTGTAGAAGATCGGCTGCGCGGTCGCGGTGCGATCCGGCCAGTAGTTGAGCATGTACTCGTAGGCGCGGGAGAACAGCACCTTGCGGGTGTTGTTGTTCGCGCCAGTGCCGATGTTGATGCTCACCGTGTCGCGCCAGCGGTCGGGCTTGTCGTACACCGCCACACCGGCCTGCAGCGTGCCACTGACGATGTTGATGAAGCCTTGGATCTTGAGCTCGCGCGCGATGCGCCGCTCGGCCAGATTGATCAGGCGCGGGATTTGCTCGAAGACGACGGGGTCAGACGCGTAGGTCGTGCCGCGCTCAAGATAGCGCCGCACGTCCTGCTGGAGCGTCGTGAAGGTCATCGTCGTGGCCATGGGATGTCCTTATATCACTTTTGCGGCAATTGACTAGCTTCGCGCCACGCCTCGATGGTCAGCCGGTGTTTCTCCGCGCAGTCATTCCTCCGCTCGATCAGGTCTTTTTCCCACAGCAGCCGGGCTGGGTCGAGGAAGGGCTTGGGCGGGTTGTTTAACTGGGAACACGGGCTCGCCAGATTGGCCGGCGGCGGCTTCAGTGTTTGGATTACCGATGACTTCGACGAGCACCCGGACAGCGTCGTCAGGAGGAGCGCAACTGGCAGCAGCGGCAGGCACCGTGTGGTAAATCTCACGAATGGTGTTAGTCCGCTCGACGGAGCGCACATCGGCAGCGGCGCGTGTTTCTTCATATTCTGCGGCCTTTTTGTCGAGGATGATGTCGGCTTTGGCACGTTGCTTTCCCGCCTTTTCCAGAGCCTTTGCATACGCCGCGTCACACTGCCAATCGCGGACTTTGTATCCTGCGACGGCACCGACAACGAGAGCGCCTGCCGCCGCGTAAAGCATGATCGGGTTAGGGATCACGCCAGCCACCCGGCAAACTTCTTCGTCTTCAGCTTGCGGTCGTCGAGGCCGTGCGTGCCGCCGTTGATGCGCTTGGTCAGCGCGAGAATGGCGGTGTCGTTGATGCCTTGATCGCAGATCGACCAAAGCCTGTTCTTGTCGAAGAACCAGAGGGCGCTCTCGAAGCAGAGTTCGCTCGCGACCAGATCGGGGTTCGTCATTACGTCCGGCCGCTTGATGTAGTCCGAGAAGGCCTGATAGTTCGCCTTGCCCGTCAACTGGAGCGCGCCGCGACCGCGATACTTCCAGCCATCGCCGGATGCCTCGACGCCGTTGCCCATGCGGCCGCCGTAGACGCGGTTGGCAATCTTCTGCGGCTGGCGCTCGTATGCCTTGGCCATGGCCTCGGTCGGGAAGTACTTGCCGAAGATGCCGCGCAGGCCGGGAGCCCCGTAGCTCAGGTTCTCACTGAACGCCTTGAAGCCGCCGGTCTCGTGCGCCGTCTGGGCGAAGAAATGCGCGGCGCGATTAGGCGACAGCTTGTAGTAGGCGGCAGCCGCCTTGAGCGTGCCGGGGCCGAATGCGCCATCGGCGGTGACGCCAATCTTCTGCTGGAGGTTTGCGAGGCTCATCCGTCTTTCTTCTTGTTCCAGAGTTCGAAGAGCGTCTTGATCTTCTCCTCCGCCACGCCGAGGCGCACATCCATCTTGGCGAGGATGATCGTCAGGGAGATGAACGCCAGAACAACGGGCCAGAGCTGGCCGATCAGTTCGACGGTGGAGAGGTTGCCAGTCACTTACGCCCCCGGATTGCGCCAGTCAGGAAAGTCGCTCTCGTCAACCACGCCGTCGCCGTTGGCATCGTAGCGCAGGTCGTTGCGATACTTCTCCCACGGGGCCATGTCGTCGTCCTCGTCGGCCACGGGAGCGGCGGGCTCAGGTGCGGTGATTTCCGGCGCGGGCTCTTCTGGCTTCTTATCACGCGCGTTGGCGTTGAGGCTCAGGCCGCCCAGCAGGCCGACGAACGCGCCGATGACCATGTTGAACGCAGGGCCGACGATCTCGAAGACCTTGTCGCTGTCCACGATGTGGTTCGGCATGAACAGGCCAATGACCAGCGCGGCCACGACGACCAGCACAACGCAGGCCAGCGTGACAACGGCCATGCGGATCGTGAACTCGACCGTGTCCTCGATGCCGTCGCGGCTGCTCTCGAAACGATCCCAGAAGCTCATGTCAGGACACCTTGAACGCGATTGTGGACAGCAGAACAATGATGCCGCCCGCGCAGCCGATCATCACCGCCTCGAGGCGCTTGATCCGCATGATGGTCTCGCGCCAGCGCTCGGCGCACACGGCCTCGTGCGTGGTCAGCCGGAGGTTCACGTCGTCGCTCACTTCAGGTTCTCCAGCTTGTAGATGGTGGAGAGGTAGATGCCCGTAACACCATCGATCAGGTTGGCGATCGCGCGGTTGCCGCCACTGATCTCATCGTGGTTCTTCTCGATCCACGCGGCGTCAGCCTTGAGGATCTTGAGGCTGTCACCGGCGGTGTCGCCCGGCGCGGGGATGTTGCCGATCAGGCCATACTGGCCCTGATGCGCCTCAACCAGCGCGTCAAGCGCCTCGATGATCTCATCGTAGAACGTGCCCAGCGCCATGTGCTGGCTGAAGGACTTCGTCCGCCAGTGGTCGAAGTGCGCGAGGTTGCGGGCGTAGAACACCCGGCTGATGAGCTGCTCAATCATCGTCGTGGAGCTTAGCCTCGGGCTGCGCCTCGGCCTGCGTCTTGATCTTCACGACGAGGGGCCACGCGCCAGAGGACGTGGGCAAGTTGCCCAGCGTCTGCAAGACGGCGTTGATCTCGTCGACGGTCAGCTTGAGGGTCAGTTCCATGTTACGCGCCCCACGGCAGCGGCGGGGCCACGACGGGCGGGTTGATCTGGTCGGCAATCTGCGTGGCGACGTTGGCTTCGTAAGCAGCGACCTGCTCATCGCCCAGCGCGCTCTTGACCCAGCCGATCACCTGCGCCTCAGTCAAGTCGGCGTAGGGCGTGAACGGGGCGTCCGGGTCAACCGTCACACCGACAGAGCCGTAGACGCCTGCGGTGTAGGTGCCGTCCGTGCCGGTCAGCGTCCAGTGGACGGTGAAGACCACATCGGTCTCGCCGTCGAGTTCGGGGTAGGCGTCCATCTGTTTGACGGCCCAAGTGTTGGTAACGGTCATGGCTTAGTTCCCTTCGAGTTGTGCCACGCGGGCGGTGAGAGCGTCGATCTTGGCGCTGGCTTCCTGAAGGGCTTTCAGCATGATCGGCATCAGCACACTGCCCTTCAGCACCTTGTGAATTTCCCCGTCCTTGGTCGGGTGTAGAGCGTCTTGCACGAGGCCGGGGAACACCTGCTCCACTTCCTGCGCGATGAAGCCCAGTTCGCGCGGCGTGTCATCGCTGTCATTGTACCAGTTGTACTTGACCACGCGCAGCTTGCAGACATCTTCCAGATAGCCATCGCGGGTCGTCGTGACGTTCTTCTTGACGCGGATGTCGGAGGTGTAAGAAGTCGTGCCGTTTCCGTAGAGATACCACAGCGCCACCGTCTGCGTGACGCCGGCAAAGTGGAAGCTGTTCGTATTGTTGCCGCCGCCGTTGATCGACGACGCGATACCCGCAAGGGTTGAGCCTGCGCTGTCATTGACGAAGTAGGCGACTTGGTTGCCACCAGAAGCAGCGTTCACTTGCAACGTGTAGCTTGGCGCACTCGTCCCGATCCCGACGTTGCCGCTGCTGTCGATGCGCATACGTTCTGTATCGTTCGTGGTAAACCCCAGAGCGTGGTTGCTCCGCAGACCCACAAAACCAATGCTGGAACCGCCGACAGGCTTAAGCTGGATATTTGCGGTGCCGTCGCTGACGTTCAACAGGTCGGCTGGGCTGGTCGTCCCAATCCCGACGTTGCCTGCGGCGGTGATGCGCATACGTTCGGTGTTGTTCGTGCCAAAAATAAGGGCTTGGTTTGTTTCTACTCGGACGATACCTTCTTCGTTTCCGTTCAGACCAAGCAATAGCCCTGCGCTGGTGCCGCTATCCGTATTTGATATGCGGGTATAAACATCATTGCCATCCGAACCATGAACTTGGAGTTTCTGGACTGGCGCGCTCGTCCCAATCCCGACGTTGCCGCTGCTGTTGATGCGCATCCGTTCGTCGCCGTTAGTACGGAAGGCAACAAGGCTTGAAGCCCCATCCGCTTGGATAACCGTTTCACCAGTATCGGTGCATCTAATAAGGCCATTCTGCGCTGAAGCCGCGCTATTGGTGAACTGGATCGCCGCCGCCGTTGCTGTCGCGTTTGAGCGGATACGCATGGCGTACCCGACACTGGCAGTCGTATCACCGGAGGCAACATCAAGGCGATAGGTGGGGCTGCTCGTCCCGATCCCGACGTTGCCGCTGCTGTCGATGCGCATACGTTCGACAAAATCAGCGCCAAACCGGCGGGTGCTGAACTGCATATAGCCAGACCAGTCCCCACTGGTGCTGTTTTCTTTGCGGCCAGCGACAGACGCAAACGATAACGAGTTGCTCCCGTCGTATAAACCGCCAAGGTCAATTTTACCGCCGATATTTGCGGCCTGAGCGGTCGTTGAATAGGCGTTAATAACCCCGCCGTTTGTGCCGTCCGCGATGTTGGCTGAACGAACATCCAACTTCGCACCGGGGCTGCTCGTCCCGATCCCGACGTTGCCTGCGCTGGTGATGACCATGTTAGTTGTTGCGCGACTGTTATTGCCAAACTGAAGCGCGTCATTGGTGCGGTCAGCCCAAATTTGCCAGTTGCGCTGACCTTGGTTTTCAAAACCGATGCCCGCGCTGTTAGAGCCAACATTGGTGGCGCTGACCCATGCTTGCGTGTTGCCGTTTTGGTTTAGATGCAGTAGGTAAGCAGGCGAACTCGTCCCGATCCCGACGTTGCCGCTGCTGTCGATGCGCATACGCTCGGTGCCGGTAATTTTCCAGATATGCTGCGCGGCATCTGCGAGGCGATTTGCGTATGCGCTTTGCGCCGCGTTGGTGGCTACTTCTTGGACTTCAGTGGTGCTAACTTCAAACCGGGTTTGCGAAGTGCCGGCACCGCCGTTGACGGTAAATCTAGCGGCTAGTGAAGCCGTCCCGATCCCGAGGTTGCCGCTGCTGTCGAGGCGCATGCGCTCAGCGCCGTTTGTGCTGAACGCGATGGTGTCCACACCGGGAGACCACAGGCCGGTGTTGAGGTCACCCGTGAAGGTGTAGGACGGAGTGCCGACTGCGCCAAGGCCATTGGCGATGCTGGTGGCCGAAGCCGCGCCGAGGGTGGGCGTGACAAGCGTAGGGCTGTCCGACAGCACAACAGAGCCCGTGCCGGTTGAGGTGGTGACGCCCGTACCGCCATTGGCGACTGGGAGCGTACCGCTGACATGGGTCGTCAGGCCGATCTTGCCGTATAGCGGCGCAACGCCCACACCGCCTGAAATTAGCGCATTGCCCGTGGCGACGTCGGCCAGCTTGGACAGGGCCGTGGTCGTCGAGGCGAACAGAATGTCGCCAATCGCGTAAGAAGACTGCCCGGTGCCGCCGTTGACGGCAACAAGCGTGCCGCTCAGCGTCAGCGTCCCTGCTCCGGTAATCGGCGAGCCGCTGAACGTCATGCCCGTCGTGCCACCCGAAGCGGCTACGGAGGTGACGGTGCCGACGTATGTCGAGTCCGCCAGCACCTTGACGACGCCACTGGCGTTTTCAAAGTACAGCTTCTCGTCGGTGAGATTGATCGCCAGTTCGCCGGCCACGAGGTTCCCCGCCGTGGGCACCGCAGCCGCAGTGGTCGAACGGTACAACTGGATGGGCGTGAAGCCGCTTTGGGCCATTAGAATGTTCCTCCGTCAATTCCGCCGAATGTAGGAGCTGACGCCCCGTTTGATACCAGAACTTGGCCCGCAGTGCCAGCACCTGTGAAGGCATACGCCGTGCCTGTGCCGTAGGCAACGGCCCCCGCAGTCGGCGCGGCCGTCGCGTTCGTGCCGCCATTGGCCACCGGCAGCGTACCGCTGACGTGCGTCGTGAGGCCGATCTTGCCGTAAGCGGGCGCAACGCCCACGCCGCCGGAGATCAGGGCGTTGCCGGTAGCGACATCGGCCAGCTTCGACAGCGCCGTGGTCGTGGAGGCGAACAGCAAGTCGCCTACCGCGTAACTAGACTGCCCAGTGCCGCCATTGACCGCCGCGACGATGCCGGTGACGTTTGCCGCCGTGCCGGTCGTGTTCTGGTTCAATGTCGGCACATCAGCCGCGACAATCGCGCGGAACGTTGGCGTGCCCGGCGCGCCATTGGGGGCCGCGAGAAACGTGTTCGCCGTCTGCGAGGCAAAGTCACTCGGGACAACCGAGAGCGTGCCGCCCAGCGTAAGGCTGCCCGAGGTCGTTACGGTGCCGGTGAGTGTGAGACCGCTGACCGTACCCGTGCCGCTCACCGAGGTGACAGTGCCGACAAACTGATCCGTGGCGTTGATGGTAATCGCGCCGGCACCGTTGGTGATGCTGATATTCGTGCCAGCGGTCAGCGTGGCCTTAGTCAACGTGTTGCCGGTCGTGTTGCCGATCAGGAGCTGGTCGTCGGTGTAGCTGCTCTGCCCTGTGCCGCCGTTGGCCACGGCCAACGTGCCGCCAAGCGTCAGCGTCCCGGCCGTTGTGATCGGGCCGCCAGTCAGCGTCAGCCCAGTCGTGCCGCCACTGCCCGCGACGGACGTGACCGTGCCGACGAAGGCGTCGTTCGACGTAATCGTGAAATTCGGATACGTGCCCGTCACCGCAGTCGTGCCAGCGCCGGTCAAGGAGACCACCTGATCGGGCGCGGAGTTCGTCAGGGAGCCCGCCGAGAGCAAAAGCCCGGTGCCGACAGTGATTTCCTCCGCCGCGCCGCTGCTTGCCGTTGTGCGGCCCAGCAGACGGGCAGTGGCCATGGTCAGGCCGCTAGTCGTGTACGCGCCCGGCGCAACGTAGTCGGTGCCTGCAGACGCCGCAGACAGCGCCGTGCCGTTGCCCTTGACTAGGCCGGTCACGGTCGTCGTCAGCGTGATAGCCGGAGTGGTGGTGCTGTTGGCGACAGACCCCGACAAGCCGTTGGCCGTCACCACCGAGACACTGGTCACGGTGCCCAACGTGCTGTCGTTCGACGTGATGGTGAAGTTGGGGTAGGTGCCCGTGACAACGGTCGTGCCCGCGCCAGTCAGGCTGACGATCTGATCTGGGGCGGTATTCACGACCGTGATGCTGCCAGACGTGGTGATGGGGCCGCCCGAGACGCTGATGCCCGTGCCCGCCGTGAGATTGACGCTGGTCACCGTGCCGGTGCCAGTCAGTGCAAGCCACTCAATGTCGGTCGCACCGGCGTTGAGTGCCAGCACCTTGTTCGCATTGCCTGTGTAGTTTGGCAGTAGATTGACGCGCGCCGCCGGGACAGTTGTCGCGTTCGTGCCGCCACTGGCGATGGCCAGCGTGCCAGACAGGGCGTAGGCGCTGCCCGCGAGGCCGAAAGACAGCCCCGTCGTGCCGCCCGTCAGGCTGCGGAATATCGGAGCCGCAGTGCCCTGCGAGAAGAACACCTGCTCAGCCGTGCCGGTGTTCGACAAGTCAAGGTTTGAGCCGTCGCTGTAGAGGATGGCACCGGCAACAGGGCTTAAGCTGCTGCCGGTGCCGCCACGAGACATGGGGAGCACGCCAGAGGTCTCGGTGGCATCTGATAGGTCTACCGCCGGGTGGACGTGATCCTCGCGGGCGGCGACCGTGGCTGTGCCGGCGCTCGGCACGCCGCCGGACTGCGGTGTCGCAGTGGAAAGGGTCAGCGATATGGTGCGATCGGCCGCCAGCGTGCCGCCGCCCGTCAGGCCCGCGCCCGCCGAGATGCTGCGCGAGGTGGGGACGTAGCCGCCAAGGTTGATCGGCGTGGTGCTGGCGACAGTGACGCGCCCCTTGGCGTCAACCGTTAGAACCGGGATATTCGCAGGATCGCCGTAGGCACCCGCGACGACACCGCTGTCAGCAAGCTGGCTGAAGCCAACACCCCCAGCAGCAATAGATATGACGCGGTTAGCAGACAGATCGCCGCCACCAGTGAGGCCGCTTCCGCCAGTGATCGTCCGGCTCGACGGTACCGCTCCCACAGCCGCGATGTTGCTGAACTGAACCTTGTAGGTGACGCCGTCGATGACATAGGGCAAAAATCCTGCCGTGCTCAGCCCCTGATACTCAGGAAGCTGCGTGATCCTCGTCGGGACGAGGTTGCTCGGTACGGTCGTCTGGACGGTCATTGCGGCTCCGTATCGAGATAACCGTCGCCGTCCTCGCTGATAAGGAACCCATTGTCGTTTTCCAACGGCAGACCCGCCGGGTTGGAATACAGCGGCGTGTCAGGGCGCGCGTAGCGCAAGGCGATCACCTCGGGTTGACGCGCGGGCAGACGATACGGATCGTAGTCGTCCATGTCGTCTTTGCAGACACGCAATCCGGGGTAGTTGGGGTCGCTATACAGATCGTCTAGGCTGAACTTGCGGCTGCAGCGGCCGCAAATGCCGATGCCCAGCGTGGAGCGCCCGCGAGTGTCGAGGTAAATCGGCACGCGCTTACCTCGTGTACTGACTAATGTTCGGGGCCATCATCATCGGGCTGTTGTCGCGCTCCTCGGCCTGAGCGGTGTACAGCGCAGTGTTGGCCTTCTGGTCGAGCAGAGGGATCATGCTCGGATCGACTTCCGCGATCTCCAGCGCGAGCTTCGCCGCCAGCATGGAGACGATTGCCTCGTACCAACGCTGCGGCACCTCAAGCTCTTGGGTCATCGTCCCCACGTCCATGATGTACCGCTGCACCCAAATGACGAGTTGGCACGTAGTCGCGCCGCTGTTGGGCACGGGCCACAGGTGCATGATTGGGTTGGGGATTTTCCGGTCATACCAGAATTGAAGTGATCGATTGCTCTGGAAGCTCTTGTTCGGCAGGTTCGTGTAGTCGTCCCGGTTCATGCGCGCCAACGGGATCTCGGTGGGCGTGTTGCCGAGGAAGATTTGACTGAATACGAGAGTGCCGCTGGTTGCCCGCACGCGGAAATACGGCGCGGCCACACTGCTTTCGAGATCGTACCAAGTCCACTCCCCAGCTACTGCGACAGGTGTCTCGGTCTGGATCGTCACCCACACGATGCCGTCATCCGAGCGCTCAAAGGCGACAGGCACCGAGGCCGCTCCCCAGCGGATGCCGACAGTGCTGACGAAGGTGAAGCCGTTGAATTGATACGTGCGCGTCGTGGACGTGGTCGTCTTGGTGCCGTCCACCTGCTGGAGCTGCCGGAAGTTGCTGTTCAGGATGTCCACGACCTTGGTGTCGAGGGTGACATCGCCGAAGCCGTCGTACAGCGGCAGGATTTGCTTCTCGATGCACCACAGCGGCGCGCCCATGTTGGCGAGATCCGACAGCAGCAGATAGAGCTGGTCGTTGGCAATATCGACATACTCAGCCGTGATCGTCTCCGCGCGCACTTTGCAGCGCCGGAAGGCGTTCTCCATGACCTTGCGTGTGTTGAACACGGTCTGCGATATTGTATTGCTGTATGCCATCAAGCCTGCTCGCTGGTCGTGATCAGCAGCCTACTAGCGCGAGCAGGCATCTCTGGCGGGGTGACTATACAAGAAGTGGCGTCCGGCAACAAGCCAGACGCCCCTACTTCAGCACTTGCCCTTCGGCATGACGGCGAGGCCGCCCTTCTTGCGGCGCATCATCTCGCGCATCTCAGCGCCTTCCTGCACCGACATGCGGTTGCCGCTGGCCACGCTGGCACCCACTGGCGGCAGCATCGGCTCACGGCGCGTGGCCGGAACGCGCTTCTTCATCTCGCGCATCATGCGCATCTCGCGCTCGGTCATGGCACCCATGCCCTTCTCGCGGCGCATCATCTCCCGCATCTCGCGGGCTTCCATTTCGGCCATGCGGTTGCCGCTGGCTGCGCTCTCGGCGGACGACGGCATCTTCACGCCACCGCCCATTGCCTTCTTCATCGGCATCTTGCCGGCTTCGCTCATGGCAATCGCCATCGCCTGCTTCGGGCTCTTGACCTTCGGGCCTTCCTTCGAGCCGCTGTGCAGCTCGCCCTTCTTGAACTCGCCCATGACCTTGGCGATCTTGGCACCAGCCTTGGCGCTGCCGCCCTTGGCGTAGCCGTCAACCATGCCGCCGCCCATGTACTTCATCTTGGTGCTGTCTTTGAAGCCGTCCATTGCCTTATCCCTTCACACGAAAACTGGCGGTCTTTTCCGCAACCTTCTTCGGCTGCTTGGCGAACTGTTTGCCAGCGGCAGTCGCCTTTCGTTTTGCGCGGGTGGTCGCGGCGTACTCCTTGACCGACAGCGACTTGATCGCGTTGGCGGGCAGGTACCGCTCGCCTGTCGCATCCGGGCCCTGCGTAGACGGCTTGCCGGACTTGGTGCGCCAGTCCTGCTTCGTCCACGCCTTGAGGCTCTGCTGCGACTTCTTAATCACGGTAGCCGCCGCCCTTGGCCTTGTATTGCTGCGCCAGCATCTGCGCCTTGCGGGCAGACCACTGCCCCGGCGCGCCACCCTTGCCGCCCGATTTGATCGAGTTGAACAGCGACTTCCGCATGCCCGGCTTGGTGTAGTTGCCCGCCTCGTTGACGCGCGACTTGCCGCCCTCGGCGTAGCCCTCGACCATGCCGCCTTCTGCCTTGCAGTCCCACTTGCGGAGCGCCAGCGCCTTGCGCGTCGGCTTGCCGTTGTCGTCCTTCATCGGGCCTTCCATGCCACCCATCCGGGCGCAGAAGCTCTTGCGCCGCGCGGCCGCCTTGGGCGACTTCTTGGCCTGTTTGGCGCTCACGGGCGGCTTGATGTCCTGCCCCTGCGCCTTCAGCGAGGCGCGGCCCTTGGCATTGAGGCCACCCTCGGGGTTCTTGCCCTCTTTTCGCGTCCACGCGCCGCCCCCGGAGGCGTATTCGTCGCGCTTGACGGCGAAATCGTCACTTTTGACGTGTCCGCCCTTCTTGAAAGGCAGTCGAACACCCGCGCTGATGCCGCGCTGCGCCGGATTGTAGCCGACATCGGCCGAAAAGCCGGGAGATTGGTACCCGACGCCCATATTTGTCACCTGCGGCGGCCTCGCGGGCATGTTTGGCTGCGCGCCCATGCGTCCGACGCCCAGATTGGCGCTAAAACCGCCGCCCAGAGGCGCATTTACGTTCATTTGCTGCATCTGCGGCGTGGCTTGCACGTTCACGCGCTGTGACAAGCGCTGCAAAAGTCCCGGATCCGCCGGCATCTGGCCCACATTCGGCCGCTGAGACACGCTCAAGGCGTCGTTGATCTCGTCCCGCGCCCGCATTGCGTTGAGATCGAAGGAAAAGCCGCCGGGCATCAGGCGATCCGCTCAGCAACAAGGATGACAGACGGGATGGCCGGGGCAATCGCGCCCGCCGCAGTGAAGTCGAGCGTCACGCTCACGTTCTCGGGCAGCCACATGATCTCAATGTACTGACCGGCGGTAACCTGCTCGTAGAAAACGACTTGAGACAAAGTGACACCGCCATCAGCAGCTTTAGGGACGTTCATAGTGCTGGCAGAATTGGCGATGTTGGTGCCGTTTAGGCGGAACCAGAACGTCGCGTCGTGATTGTTGGTATCCGTGTTCTTAAACTGAAAGCTCGGCGCGAGGGCGTAGGTGCCGGCCGCCGCAAACGTGATGCGCGTCGGGTTGCCGCTGCCGTCGTTGGCGATGCTGATGCCGCTGGAGAACACAGTATTCTCAATTCGCACCGCAGTTGCCACCGAAACGCTGCCGGTTTGATCGGTCGTGCTGTTGGCCGAGATGAGCGCACGGCCCGCCAAAGACAGGAACGGCACCGCCGTGGCGCTATTACCAATCGCGCTCGCCGCCACCTTCTTCGACGAGCCGCCCTGCACCGTCTCAAACAGCTCCGTGCCGGCCAGCGGCGTGGTGGCTGCGGTGAGATCCGTAATCTTGACGTTTGCCATGCGGCGACCCTCTTAGGTGATGGACTGCTGGGTAATCGTCAGCCGGATCGTGCCCGTGCCTGATGCGGTATTCAACCGAACGGCGCGCATCAGCGTTTCGGTGAACGCCGTCTGGCTCGTCGTGGCACCCGTCAGCGCCGCCACTGGATGGGCTACGGCGAGCTGCGTGATTGCCGTGTTGAACGGGTCTTCGTTGGTGAACTGCACAGAGTAGTTGGCGGTGCCGCTCAGGATGTTGACCGAGATGGTCGTAACCTGATTGCGGGCGTAGATGTCCAGCGGAATGAAGGTGCCGGTGGACGCCCCGTTCACCGTGATCGTCTGCTCAATGGGACGCATTGGTGTGTCCTTCTATGCTAGAGAGCAGGCCGAGCGCACTTCCATTCGCCCGGCCTGCTCTCATGCCAATTACGCGGCGACCGCACCGTTCAGGGCGACGATGTCCCAACCCGAAACGGTGTAGATCAGCATCGCGCTGTCGCCCACGGCGGTGAACGTGATGGTGGTGAAGCCGATCTTGGTGGTGGGGGTCAGCACGGCCGAGCCGCCGTCAACCACGTGACTGATGATCTTGATCTGGCCCACGACACCGTTGGCCAAGGTCAGGGCCTGCGCCGCGCCAGTGGTGGTCAGCGAGGTGAGCATGTCGGTCAGGTTGACCGCGCCCGCGCCGGACAGCGCCTGATTGGTGGCGATCACGTCGCCGGTGATGTTACCAGTGACGTCGCCGGCGACGTTGCCGGTGACGTTGCCGGTGACGTTGCCGGTGACGTTGCCGGTGATGTTGCCGGTGACGGTGCCGATGAAGCCAGCGGTCGAGGTGACCGGCCCGGAGAATGTGGTCGAAGCCATGATCAGTCCTTATGCACAAGTCGCCTGTCAGTCTGTGCATCGTCCGCTGGGCCGGTCTGACAAGCTGGGGTTTGCCCAGATTGTCTATGATATAGCACATACGTTTGTGCCTTGGCTAGTAGCCCCTCGTCATCGTTGAAGAGGCCCAGACCGCGATTGCAGTTCGAGCAAAGCAGGGCGCGGATCGCGCCCGTGACGTGGTCGTGATCGATGGCGAGATCCTTCGTCTTGCCGTACCTGCTATCAACAGCCCCCTCGGGTCGAGAGCAGATGGCGCACACGCCGTTCTGCGCTTGAAACAATTTTTCGTAGTCTTGCGCCGTAAAACCTTGCGCTCTCCAATCTCTGGTTTTGAGATAGTGGGGATGGCATATGCCAAGAGCGTAAACGTGATTGTCGCAGGTTTTGATTGAGCAGACAGCAAAAGGCTTAGTTCGATCTCGGTTTTTAACATGCCCGTGCCGCAGTTTGCGCTGGTAGTGCTTCTTGCACAGGCCGTGCGCCTTCACCGGCTCCACGCAATCTTCCACCACGCACTCGGGCGGCTTTTCGCGCTCACGGGTGCGGATTTCTGGAGTTACCGGCGCACCGCGTCGAAGTTGCATGTAGTGCGTCTGGCAGTAGCCGCGCGCCTTGTGAGGCCGATCGCATCCGGCCATCGTGCAGGTATCGTGTTCTTTGAGCATAAAAAGACCCCCATCGGTTGGTAGGATGCGTATCCTAGTCACCGATGGGGGCTTTTACAAGGGGTTTTTAATCCCTTGTTTTACAAGGGCTTAGATGCCCGGAGTGCCGAATACGCCACGGGGGTCAGTCCAGCCGAAGGCATAACGCTCGGTTGCCTTGTAGCGCATGCTGTCGGTTTCGAAGTCACCTTCCATCGACTTCTCGAGGCCGCGACGCATCGCGAGCTTGAGGCCTTCCGGCGCGTCGGTCTCGACCCAGAAGGCCGTGTTGGAGGTGATACGCGACAGGTTGGCCTGACCGTCAGTGAGCAACCCGAGACTTTTGACTGGGTTGATATCATTGTCGGCAGTGCCTGCACGCAGGACGCTCTTCAGCAGCACTTCGGCTTGGAAGACGTTCGACGGGCCGGTCACGATCTTCTTCGGCGTCAGGCGGATACGCTTGCCGTTGTTGTCAACAGCGTTGCGGATCTGGATCAGCAACTGCTCCAGCGAGGTCTGCGACAGAGCCGCAGCCACGTTGAGCTGGTTGCTGAACGTGCCGTTGGCGATCGGGTGGTTGTTGGCCACCAGCGACACGCCGTCGCCGCCCGGATACGAGCCGTTGAAGGCACGGTTCAGGACGTTGGCACCCAGCGTTTCCTTCGTCTCGATCAGCGACTGCGCGAGGTGACGCGCATAGGTCTGACCGATACGAATGTGGTCGCCGTCTTCCACCAGCACCTTGGTCAGGGCGAAGGCCAGACCGTAGACGCGATAGACGTAGCGCTGGATGAACAGCACGCCGCCCGACTGGTAGGTGACCGGCATGCCGTCCGGCAGTTCCGGGGCAGCCCCGAAGCCGTACAGGACAGGCTCTTCATGGTAGTTCCGGGGGATGCCCTTGAACTCCTTGAAGACCTGCGACCATTCGTCAGCGCGCTGGTCATAGATGCCATTGAACTCTTCGTTCAGGATCGGTTCGACGATTGAACGAAAGTCGGTTGAACGCATAGGCGTAGCCATTGTTCAAGCCCTCCTAATTAGATGGCAGCTTTGTCAGCAACGAACTGATGTTCGCTGATCTGAACCTGCGCGATGACATAGGTGTCGCCGAAGGCGTTGTCCGGGCCGGGCGTGATGCCGACGAGACGGACAGAAGCATTGGCGGCGGCGGAGGCAACGTCCAGAGCCTGAGTGCTCAGGCCGGTGGTGGTGTTGCCCGAGATGGCAGTCAGGTCGTACTGCTTGCCGATATCTGCCACGGTCAGAGCGGCGTTGCTCTGGATTTCGTAGAAGATGGTCGGATCAAGCGTGGCGTAGGCCACGACCTCAGTGCCGACCTGCGAGGCAGTCCACTTGTTCGACACGCGGCGGCGACCGTCGCTGTCGGTGAACTCCACGCCCTGAAAGACGCCGATGAAGGCGGCACCAACAGCGGCGGCGACGATGTTGCCTTCAGTTTCGCCGCCGCTGGTGGCGGGGGCGATACGGACGGGCTGGTTTTGGAAGATGTTCTGGGCGTAACCCGACGCACACGTGAAGGCGGTGGGGCGAACCACACCGCTGGGCGAGTACGACGGGCGCAGACCGAACGGTGCGTTGACCGTGGCAGACATGAGCCTGTTTCCTTACAAAAGGGTTTCAATAGGCATCAGGCGAAAAGGCCCTTTGCCGGGTTTGAACCATACCCTCCCCGCACGTCGTCCTCTTCGACGAGACGACCGCCAGAACGCTCGGCTTGCTCGCGCATCAACTGCGCGGTTTCCTCGAGCTTGTTCTCCTCCCGCATGGGTGCGTCGTGGTGAGCTTCCTGCATGTACCTGTAGTACAGGGACAAGGGCAGCTTAGCCGCGATCATTTCCTTGACGGCAACGCAACCGACGTATTCGCCGGTCTTCATGGTGACCAGTTCCATCCCCGGAACGTCTTCGGCACGAATGAGTTCGTAGCCCAGACGCAGGCGGTGTTGGATCGTGTCGCCGTTGTTCGTCGTCGTCAGCCAGCACACATGATATCCGGGGATATCTGGAATGTTGGGTAGAGCATCGTTGTACAACTGCATTCGGAACATCGCGAGCCGGTCATCTTCCGAGATTTCGCGGTTCTGCGTTGTGCGCCGATCCTGCGTCTCTCGGGGTTGCCGACTAACACCCAGTTCCTTCTTCAGGCGATCATCCATACGTTCTTCAGACATTTAGCTCTCTCCTTTTCAGCGAGCTGTGTTGCGGTCGTAGTCCTGATACGCCTTCAGGTAGCGCTTGCGAGCGACAGGGTCGTCCCAAACGCCAGCGTCTAACATAGCCTGTTTGCGCTCAGGTGTCACTACTACTTCGTTCTTGGTGCTCGGCGGTGCGTATTCGCGGCCGCTGCCGGTCGGCGGAGCCTTGCGCTTGGTGTTGCGCGCAGGTGCTTCTGCCTCCCCATCACCGATGCGGTTGGCCACGCGGCGCGTCAGCTCGTGCCAATACTCCTCGCTCGCGGGGTTCCAGCCCTCACGCGCCAGAGCGTTGTCGATCGCCTTGGTGATGGCGCTGTCCTCGTCGCGGCCCTGCGGGTCGTACCACGAGTTGGCTGACAGCCACTGCTGCGCGTAGTTCGTGACGCGCGGGTCGGCGCGCGGCGCGGTCGCCTCCTTGGCGGCGGCCTCGAAGCGATCCTTGTACGCGGAAAGCTGCGTGGCGCGCTCCTTGGCTTCGTCGCGGATGCGGAGCGCCGTCGCGGCGTCCTCACCGTTGCCGGCCTCGATCGCGCGGGCCATGATCTGCTCGGCCTGCCGGGCCTCGGCCAGTGCCTGCTGCAGTTGCTGCTGCACGCCGGCCGCGTTCTGCGTCAGCGTGTTGCCCTCGACCGCAGCCATGCGGCGCATGAGTTCGGCGTTCTGCTCGCGCAGATACGCCAGCTCCTGCTGCGAGCGCTCCTTGGCCACCTTCTGCAGTTGGCGGCGCTTGACGCGGCTGTCGCGGTTCTTCTTCGTCTTGTCGACGATCTCGTCCTCGGAGTCGTCCTCGGACGTGCCCATGCGGCTGTCCTCGTCCTCGTCCTCATCGTCGTCCTGCACCTCGGGCTGCTCAACCTGCTCGGTGCCGTCGGTCTCGATGACGACGATATCGTCGTCCTTTTCGTCTACTGTATCAGCCATGATCGGCTCCTTTCAGCCTTATGGATCAGACGAACGCCTTCATCGCGAGCGGGTCGCCCGTGACTACGCCGATCAGATCCAGATCGTTGAGAATGACGAAGATCACTTCCTGATCGTCGTCGATTTTGACCGTCCACTTGTCACCGCCGTATTTGGGGACGCGGACGAAGTCCCCCGGCGTAGCCCACGAGCCCTCTGGCCACGGCTCTTGCGTGTTGCGGTTCTTGAAGGCCAGATCACCAACGGCCACGACCTTGGCCACCTGCGTGTTCCACGTTTCGGTGTCCTTGGTGTCGCCCGTCAGGATGATGCCGCCGGCCGTCTTCTTCTTGGCCAGACGGATCTGGCACAGCACGCGGCTGCCAAAGGGCTTCACGCCCGGATCGACGGCCGGGAAGGCCTCGTCGATGCTGCCATACGCAAACTGTACCTTGTTCATAACGTAGTCTTGCACGGGTGCTCCTCCGCTCAAGTGTTTAGAGATTATAGTCTTTTCGCTCTTTCTCCGCGACCATGTCTAGCAACACGGTCTTGGCCAGCTCGAGACCAGCGTAAATGCCGACGACCTTCCCGTACTCGAAGAGGTCGCGGCCTTGAGGCTGCTCCAGCGCATCGCGTGCCAGATCGGCCTGCGATTGCTCCAGACGCTGCAGCAGAACCTCAATTCTCATGCAGGCGTCTTCGGCGAGCTCTTGCCGCCCATCGCGCCCTTGCCGGCACCGGTCTCGACAGCTTCGCCCATTGCCAGACGCTTGTGCATCTTGATGCCGTCCTTACCGACCGGCTTGCCCTTGGTGTCGTTCATTTCAGTCTCCTCGTTACGGGTTGATGCCGGTGCCGGTGCTGACGCCAAAGCGCTCACCCGTCTCGACCTCCAGTTGCGCCAGCTCCATGGCCGTCAGGTTGTCCTGCGTGTTCATCGCCTGACGCACCTGCATCTCAGCCATCTTGCGCTCGGTCTCCTGCCGCTCGACCTGCTGGTCGGCGGCGAGGCGCGCCTGCTCTTGCTGCGCGTCGAGCTGCATCTGCGCCACGTCGAGCTGGGTGCGCTGCTGGTCGGCGGCGGCACCCTGCTGCAGCTTGGCCGCATCGATCTGCGCCTTCTGCTGGGTCTGGGCGGCCGTGAGCTGCAGGCGCTGGGCGTCGAGCTGCGCCCGCTGCGCGTCGCGCTGGGCCTGTGCCTGCAGTTGCGCCTGAGCCAACTGCACGCTCGGGTCAACCGGCGGCTGCGGTGCGAACGACTGCATGACCTGCTGCGCCTGCTGTATGACGGGCGGCAGGGCGGCGAACACGTTGCCCGCTTCCTGCGCCACGATCTGAGCCGCCTCGGCCAGCATGCCGTCGAAGGCCCGCTTGTCGTCGGCGGTCTTCAGCTCCTTGAGCAGGTCGCCCAGATCCTTGCCGCCTGTGGCCTCGGTGCCCAGATCGAAGATGCTCGACGCGTACCACATCGCGATGTGCTCCTTGATGTGGTTCAGGATCGCCGGGATGAACGTCGGCGCGATCAGCGGGTTCATGCCCAGCGCTGGCGACATCAGGTAGGCGAGGTGCGTCTTGAGGTGGGCGATGTGATCCTGCTCGGGGAAGGCCACGATCGGCCGGCCCATAGTCGCCGCCACGTTCTCGTTGACGGCGTTCTGCTCCTTCGGCTCCATCGCCGGGTTGAGCAGCTCCTTGGCGTTGGGGATCTTGAGCGTGTCGAGGATGCGCTCCTCGACCTTGCGCTGGTTGTACAACTGCGGCATGGCCGCAGCGCGCTGGGCCACCGCCTGCACCTGCGCGAAGCGTTGCGCCTCCGAGAAAATGTTCGGGTCGCTGACCGGCACCACGTCGAGCGGGCCTTCGAAGTCGGCGCGCGTGGCCAGCTCCTCGCCCAGCTCAACGTCCGTCTCCTCGTCGTCGAGGTACATGGCGTTGAGGCGGTGCAGGATGGCCAGCAGCTTCTGCATCGAGTTGTGCAGGCGCGCGTGGATGGCGCTGAACACGACCATGCCCTGCTCGATCTTGGCGAGCGTCGTGCCGACTGGCGCGTTGGCGTTGCCGTCAGCGATGTCCTCCATGCTGGTGCGGATGACGCCTTTGCCCGCATCGACCAAGAAGCCGAGCAACTGGAACAGCACCGCAGACGGCGGGTTGTAGGGCAGGGGCATGATCAGCTTGCGGATGTCGTCCGCCGCCATGCCGCCCTCGATCTCCATCACCTGCGTCGGCTGGATCTCGAGGCTCTGCCCGCCCTTGCTGCCGCCCTTGAGCTTGAGCATGGTCTGGCTGTTGCTGATGTGTGCGCTGTCGAGCAGGGCGCGCAGTGCGCCCGTCGATGCGGCCGCGATGCCGCCGACCATGTGCGGCAGGCCGATCGGGTACGCGCCGCGCCACGGGATGAACGGGAACTCGACGAACCACTGCAGCTCTTCGCGCGCCTCGTCCAGTTCGTCCCAGTTGCGGTAGATCGACAGGATCTTGCCCGACGACTTGTCGATGCTGATGATATACGGCAGCGCCTCATCGTCCTCGATGTCGGCGATGGTGTACACCTCGTAGATGGTGCGCAGGCCGTCCTCGTTGTAGCTCGTCTCGGTGCGGCCCTCGATCTTGTTGTTCGCCTTCTCGGCGACGCTGTAGTCGGGCTCCATGTTGACCGGGCCAACGTCCACGTCGCGGTACATGCCGCTCTTGACGCGGCGCTGGTAGTCCACGGCCGTAAGATACTGCACGTGCGTCTTGCGCTGCGCCGTGTAGAAGTTGGTTGCAGCGAACGGCAAGTGCATGTCGTCAATCGCGACGAACAGGAACTCCGGCCGGTTGCGCGCCTCGTTCCACGTGGTTTTCATGTATTGAGCCCCACCAAGGGGCACCTGAGTGAGCAACTGCTCCAGCTCGGCGCGGAACTCGCTGGACTGGACGGTGAGCTGCCAGTTCATGAAGGTGGTCTTGCGCTTGGCCTTCTTGACCTTCTCGCCGGTGGGCTCGCCGGGGATGAAGTCCTTGACCGGCCCCTGCGGCGGGAACAGTTCCTTGATGGCGCGGGCGGCGAAGTCCACGCAGGCCTCGGTCAGCATCGGGTGGACGACCTTGGTCGCGCCTTGGAACTGCGCGCCGCCGGGTGCGTCGTCGCCCAGACCGGTGCGGCGCAGGCCCTCCTCGTACTGCTCGTCGCGCTTCTTGCGCGCCTCCTTGTCCTTGCTGATCAGGTCGAGGTACGTCTGCGCCAGCGTCTGCAGCTCGCTCTCGGGCATGATCTCGGCGAGGTTGGCGAGGAAGTCATCGGAGCGGGGCTCCATGTTGTCATCGTCATCCAGCCGGACGATGGCACCGCCGTCGGGCGTGTCGATCACGTCCTCGTCGTCGGCCTCACCCAGATCGACCATCTCGGTCTCGGGCAGATCGTCATCGTCTTCCATGCCCGCTCCTTAGACAGCGTACGGATTGCTAACCGGCTTGGGCGGAGGCCCAACAGGTTCATCTTTTTTGGCTTGTACAGCATCCAGTAGGCGTTTGTCCATCATCAGCCTGAGCGCCTGACTGGTGCTGTCCACGTAGTCGTCGTGCTTGATGCTGCCCGGCCCGGTGTACGAGCACAGTTGGTGCAGCAGCGGATCGACCCAGTTGCGCGGCCGGCCGGGGTGTTTGCTGCTCTCGGGCAGCCAGACCATCTTGCGTGCAAAGATCGGCGAGACGATGTGCAGGCGGGTCAGCTTGTCGGCGCGGCCGGGGTTGTAGGCGTAGGCCTCGATGCCCTCGCGCTCCAGCATCTGGCGCAGGCTGATGCCTGAGCCCTTGTCCTCAATCAGCAGGATGTCCGGCTTGCGGCCGGACGTGAGCGGCTTGCTGCTGCCGAACAGGGGCTTGATCACGGCCGCGTCGTCGTCGTCCCCGTACGACACGTTCAGCTCCTTCTTCACCTTGCGGATCAGGTCGGGCAGGCCGAGGTGCTCCTCCCAGCAGTCGAGCAGCATGACGTTGTTGCGCTTCTCGTGGAAGAACACGCCCCAGACGCTGCACGCCGTCGGGTCGGGATCGCCCGATCGCTTGTCCATGGTCTTCTCGGTGAAGGCCGTGTCGAGCGACATGACCACCAGATCGAAGCGGGGCAGCGGCTTGTCGTGCGGCCACAGGCGGAACTGCGATCGCTTGACAATTCCAGCTTCCTCAGGATCCACCAATTCCCCCAACGCCTCTTGACGAAAGATGACCGTACCCTCCATCGCCATAATCTGGTCACGGAAGGTCGGCGCTAGGTTGGCCATGTTCGACATGCTGGTGGCGCGCGTGATGGTCACGTCTTTCCCGCTGCGGGCCACTAGCTGGCGGATGAGCTGCTTGGGCTTTGGCGTTGTGGTGGCCACCATGCGCGGGTTCTTGCCGAGGCGCAGGGCGAACATGATCATCTGCCACGCGTCTTCGTCATACGTCCACGCCGCCAGCTCGTCGGCCCAGACCCGATGCCACTGGCCGCCGCGAAAGCGCTCAGGCTCTGACGCGGGAATGCCCTTGATCAG